GAATATGAATTAATAATTTTATTATAGGCAATAATAGGATTAATATTTAATAAAATCATAGTTAAGATATAAATAAATATAAGTAATAAACCAAAAGAAATATCATTAAAATTAAAAGAGATAGGATAAAAGAAAATAAGAATAAAGATAGGAATTATTTTAATAATTAAATTAATAAAAATATATTTAATTAAATTATATTTTGTTGCATTATTAAAATATAAATATAGTATTTGAGATAAAATAAAAATAAGACCAATAATTAAGAAAAAAAGAGGATTAGCTTTTATTAATCCTGAAATAAATAAAAGAAACCATAAGAAAAACCAATAAGAAATAAAAGATATCATTTTAATTATAGTTTTCATTTTGACTTTAATAATTCTATTTCTTTTTTTAATTCTTTAATAGATTCAATTAAATAAGGAATAATTCTTTCATATTGTATAGATAAATAATTTTCACCTGATTTAGAAATAATATTATCATTTTCTTTTTTCATATCAAAAGGAGCTAATGAAATAATTTCAGGAATTAATTGATTAACTTCTTGTGCATTAAGTCCAATCATTTCTTTATGATTATAATTATTTAAACCTAAATCAATAGCTTTATCATTTAATTTATATTTAAAACCATTTAATTTACAAATAATATCTAAAGAATTATTTAAATCACTAGTTTTAGTTTTTAATCTCATATCAGAAAAAGATGATAAAATATTACCAGAAGCAGCAATATTACCATTAACTTGTAATCTTTCAGTGGGATTATAAAGACCAATACCGATATTATTATTACCTCTTGGATTTAATAATAGAGGAACATTAGTATTAATACCTTTTTTATCACTTTGAATAAAACAATAATTATTAATATTATCAGCTCTAATAATTAAACCAAGATAATTATTATCAGTAATAGAATTATCATAAATATAGAATTGACCCCAAGTATTACCATTACCAGAACCACCTAAAGTTAATTTTTGATTATAACCGAGAAGACTATAATTATAAGAATTGGGAACATTAAAAAAGGAATTACCATTATTATCAATTTTAAATCTTTCTTGATTATTTGTTGCAAATCTTAAATTTGCATTTTCATAATTCCAAATAATTCCATCTTGAAATTCATTTTTACTTAATGAAAATCCATTATTAATAGAATGTCCTGTTATATCATCAGTCATTTTAATAGTTATATCAGAAGAAGAAAATGCATTTAAATGTAAATAAGATTGAGGATTATTATTACCAATACCAATAAAAGAGTTATTTTTAATAATAATAGAATTTTTAAAATCTTCAGTAGCTTCTTTTCTCATTTTAATAATTAGATCATCACCATTATTAATTTCATTATTGGAAGTCATAATTATAACTCCATAATCACCAGAACTACCTTTAGAATCACTCATTCTTATTTTTGAAAGAAATGCAGTATCATTACCAGTACCCATATGAAGATTAAAACGTGGATTAATATTATTAATACCAACTTTATCTTCAATAACGATAAAAGGAACATTAGAATTAAAATCAGGATTTTGATAATTAAGATTAATATCGATATTACTTAGACGATTATTAAGATAAACTTGATTATAATCATATATATGAATAACTTCAGTAAGAGGTCCAATAGAAAAATCATCTTTAAGTATTTCAATTTTATTAATATCAATATCAACATTACTATTATTATTTAAACTTACATTATTAGCTTTAATAAAACCGTTAATATTAAGAGGAGAATTATAATAATTATTTTTAATAAATTTAAAATTATTATTTTCAGAAATAATATCAGAATTAATATTATTTTTAAAATATCCTTGAAATTGATTAATAATATTATTTTCTTGTAGATAAATATTAGAAGAACCTTGTTTAAAATTATCAGTAGTTATATTTGTAGAAATTCTTGAAATAATATTAGAATCATTAGTATAATAATAATTAGAATTACCTTGAGATATATAATTAGTATTTAATTCTAGATTATTAATACTTTTAAAATATAAATTAGTGGAACCTTCTTTAATATTATCAGTATTAAGAAGATTAGAATTAAAGAAATTTTGTAGACGATTATTAGTATAATAAAGATTATTTTTACCTTCATTAAAGAAATCAGTATTAATAGTATTTAATAAAAGAGAAGTATTACTTTCAATAATAAAAGAATTATAATATAGATTGGAAGAACCTTGAATAATATTTTTATTACCATTAGTATTTATATAAGAGTTAAAAATATTTTGAAATCTATTATTAGTATAATAGAGATTAGAGGAACCTTCTTTAAGATTAGAAATAATAGTATTTGAATATTTATTAAAATTTTCTTCGGTGTAATAGATATTAGAGGAACCAATTTTAATAATATCAGTATTAATATTTAATAAATTATTAAGAGAAAAATCAAAATAATCATTAATAGAATAAAATCTAGAATTACAAGATTTTAAATCATCAGTAGTTATATTAGAAGTATGAAAAGTAAAATTGGAAGAATATAAATTTTCATTAAAATAGATATTAGAAGAAATACTTCCTTTAATAGAATCAGTAGATAAATCTTGAATAATAGATAATAATAAATCTGAAATGAGTCTTGTATTAAAATATAGATTATTAATACCATTATTTAATTCATCAGTTGTTTTATCACTAATATTAATATTATTAATAAAATATCCAAATCCTTCAATTAATTCTGCATCAATATTATTACAAATAAAATCACCTCTAGTAATAATATTTGTAATCATATCATTAGTTATTTCTTTCCATAGTAGATTTCCATTTTTACCAACAGAAAGAAAAATATTAGATATATCTGTAGGTATTGTTGGTAAATAATAAATAATATCTTTTGTTATATTATCATTTCCTTTAATAGTAATTGATAAATTGCTATTATTTTTAATAATTATATTATTTGTACTTAAGGAACCTTTAATAATAAAATCGTTATAATTATTAATATCATCAATAGAACCGATAATAATAGGAATATTTTTATAATTGCCAATACCTAAATATATAATTTTAGAATCATCATTTTCATATTTACAGATGAGATTATTAATATTTAATGAAATATTATTAGAATTTATAATATTATTGCCAATAATAATAGAATTATTATTATTATTATTATTATTATTATTATTATTATTATTATTAATATTAGAAGTTCCTATATTAATATTAATATTAGAACTATAATTACCAATACAGATATTATTAGAATAAGAATTAAAACCTAAATTAATAATATTACCAATTTCAATATTATCAGTATTAAAAGTAATATTAGAATTATTAATTTTTAATTGAGAATTATGATAACCGATATTAATAGAACTATCATTAATTAAATTATTACCAATAGTAATAGAATTTGTAGAATTAATAGTATTAAAACCGATATTAATAGAATTATCAATATTTTCAATTAATGATATATCATTACCGATACTTATATTAGAAGAACCATTTTTAATAGTAGTACCAGAATCTGAACCAATTAAAATAGATTCATTTATTTTTACTGCTAATTTTCCTGCATTTTGACCAAAAATAGTATTATTACTACCTTGAATAATTTTTGCTGCATATTGACCTATATTAATATTATTTAGAGAGAAGATGGAGAAATCATTAAAAATATCAGTAGATGCAACTCCATCAAAACCTATTTTATTCATTATTATAATATAAAAAAAAATAAATTATATATAGAATAATGTCTAAAGATAGTTTAAAAAGACCTATTAATAATTATAAAGAATTTATGAATTTTAAATTTGATTTAAATGATTTTGATAAAGATTATATTAAATATGGTGGTAATTGTGCTTGTAATCGTTATTTAAAAGGTGGAAATGGTTCATCAGTAGTTGATATGGATACATTTTTAAAATCATATCTTCCTTCATTAAAGGGTGGTTATTTAAAAAGAAAAAATAATAGAAAGGTAAATAAGAGACAAATAAAAAAGGGAGGATATGTAGAAACATATGATGGAGCAGATATAAAGGATTTTAATTTATTTAGAGATACATTAACAGTAAATGGAAATGGATTTAATCCTAATACTAATATATTAAGTGATTTAACAACAAAAGTTTTTAATTATCCATCAGCAGAACAAAATGTTTCTCGAAGTTTATTCTAAATATATATATAAGGATAAGAAAAATCTATTCTTTATATATATTTAGAATACTTCTAATGAGTTATTATTAATATTAAAGGGTTTATATTTAGTATCTTCTAGATATTTGATACCTTTTTGATTAAAAGCATATTTTTGGATAATAATGATCATTTCTCGAGTATGTTTAATAAAATTATAGATTGTTTTTTTTATTTCATCGAATGGATTTATTTTATAAATATAGATAAATTTATCTGGAACAATAATATAAATAGAATATAGTTCTTTTATAATAGATGTACGTAATGAAATAAATGTAGTAAAATATAAATTAATATCATATCTATCACCTAACATAAATATATATAATTTCATTAATTTTTCGATGGAACCAATTAAGGAAGTATATTTTGCATTATCAAAAACTTTAATAAATCTAATATTTAGTAATAATTCAATAAGATATTTATCATATTTTAAATATTTAATAATGATTGGAAATTTATTTAAATAATAATTTTGATCATTATAAGATTCTCTATTTTTAATATCATTATTAATTAATTGAATTTTATTATTAAAATTAGTTTCAAGAGATTTATCATAATCATAAATTTTATTAAAATAAAAATATCCAATTATTATTATTATTATTATTGATATTAATATTGATACATTTTTATCAGATATAAAAAAGAATATAAGAGCTAAAATAATTATCCCAATATAATAATTATAAATAATCATCATTTATAATAAATAATGAATATTTTTATAGAATCTTTATTTGTTGCATATTTTGTTGCTATTCTATTTATTATTTATGATTCTATTTTTTTCTATTTTAATAATATTTATCTAAAATTATTTATTATTGGTTTCTTTAAACATTTAATTGGTTATTATTCTGGTATTGAATCTTATTATTGTAAAATTCATTATAATAATAATAATAATAATAATAATAATAATAAAATAATAGTAAAATCGGGAAGAATAATAAGTGAGAGTATAATAGAAGGATTTATATTTATATATATAGGATTATTAATAAGGATAATAATAAATAAAAATAATTATATATTGGGATTAATGATAGGATTTACAATTCATATAATATTTGAATATTTAAATTTACATAAAATATTTATAAAAAATAATTGTGTGACGATTTAAATTGTAGCTCCATCAATAAAATAGATAATAAAGGATAAAAAAATGATAATAATACCAATATAAAACATTCTATTTTCATCAAAAAAAATTTTAAGAAAAGTTTTTAAATAATTATTATAATCATTTGAATTATCAATAATCATAGTCATATCATTAATTATATCTATAATAGTTTGAATAGTATTTTGATATGTTTTTTGAATTGAGAAATTAAAAAAATCATCTTCAATTTCTATTTCTTTTTTTATATCTCTTTTTAAATTAGGGATTTCTTTAAGAAAATCATTTAATTTATTTTCAATTATATTTTCTATTTCTTTTTTAGAAATATTAGACATTCTTATTAATGATTATGATAATAATAATTTAAATTAAAATTTAAATAATATCCATTAAATCACTAGTAGATAATAACATTCTTCTACAACAATATCTTGTTAAACCGAGATTATCAAGAATTTCTTTAGTATGAATATCACTAAAATATTTATAATCTTCATCTTCATTTTTCTTTCCTTCTTTTTTTAATTTTTGCATCTGTTCAATATAATAATCATATTTATCAGCAATAACTTTAGCACAGGTAAAACAACGAATAGGAACAATCATTATATTTAATATATATGTATAAAATTATATCATTTTTTTTTATATTGCTTTTAATAGAAAAATGGAATTAAATCCTTTTTATAAGATGCATTTAGAACTTAAAGATAAAGTTGATCGTCTTTCTAATGGTGGTACTGTTAGTGGTCAAATAGATTTAAGTGATATTATTGTTAGATTAAAGGCATTAGAGACTAAACCATCATTAGATAATGAAATAAGTAATTTAAAAACGGTAATAACTAATTTAGAAAATTCAAATAGAGAACTTCAAGAAAAAATAAATTATTTATCGAAAATAGATAATCTTGAGGGTAGAATTTATAATTTAGAAACTGAACCTAAATATAATCCTCAAGTGGTTGATGAACGTTTTGAAACTATTGAAAATAATAATTATCTTGAAAGAATAAATACTTTAACTAATAGAATGAATAATACTGAACAATTAACTGCAACTATTACAGATATTTCATATCGTTTAAGTGAATTAGAAAAGAAACCAGATTTAGTAGAAAGAGTGAATGGATTAGAATTAGCATTAGCTAGTATAAAAACTAATTGAAAAGATAATTCAATAATCTTATTTAAAGACTTAGTCTTTTTATTTAAATATTAATAATGAAAACTAATATAAATATTTATATTATTACAAGTGACCATTTAAAATTACGTTTTAATAATCTTAATAATCAAATAAGTAAATTGAAGGAAATATTTGATAATTGTAATTTTTCATATAATTTTCATCAAATAAATAATCCATCAAGTAATGATATTGAAAAAAATTTAGATAAATATAAAGAAATGGTTTCATTAAAAAAGGAGGAAATAGAGGATGAAGATTTTAAAAATCAAGTTATTCCAATAAATACTTCACAAATATCAAATATTTCAAAACATTTAAAAGCTTATGAATTAATTAAAAATAGTAATGATAAATATCATTTTATAATTGAAGATGATATTATTATAATTGAAGAATTTATATGTAATATTAATTTTCTTTTATCAAAAATAACTACAATTGAATATGATTTAATATTAAGTGGAATTGCAATAAATCAATCTGGAGAATTAAAATTTCTTAATTCTTTTAATTATTTTAAAGTTCTTATTTCTAAATCTTCTTATTTTATTTCTAAAGATTGTGCAATTAATTTAATTGATTTTCATAATAAAATAAGATTTCCTATGAAATTAAGTTTATCATATTATATTTGGAAAAATAAAGATACTATTAAAAGTTTTGTTTGTAATAAAAATATATTTTTTGAAGGTTCTAAAATAGGTTTATTTCCTACTAGTATTAATAATAATAATTTTTTATATCAAAATGGTGATTTTGTTAAATTAACTCAATTAATAGGTGATAATGAATATGTACCTAATGAAATTATTAAAAAAGCTGAAGATATTTATAATAATTCTGGTAAAAATAATCCTGATTTTCTTCATACACTAGGTTTAGCATATTACAAAAATAAAAATTTTAAAAAAGCAAAAGATACTCTTATTGAAGCTGTTATGGCCTTAAAGAAAAATGATGGTTATATTTGTCAACATAATGAAATTCTCAATAATTGTATTAATATGCATCAATATGAACAATCTGATATTGAGAATGCACTTAAATTATCCGGTATTTATTCATAAATATATATAAAGATATCATTTCTATAATTCTTATATATATTTTTATAAGAATCATAATAATTATTTTAATTTATTTTTATAATTATCTTTATAATTATCTTTTTAATTATCTTTTTAATT